TGTCAGGCTTGGTCTTGTCCAGCGCCTGCGAGATGCGGCGATCGAGGCCGCGCTTGACGTAATCCCATGTCTCAGCGGTTGGGAAGGCCTTCTCCTTGCCTGGCGTGAAGAAGTTGCGGTTGATCGGGCTACCCGAGATGCCGGACAGCTCCTCCGCCAGATCGAACGCGCCGGCCTTTTCGAGCCGCGGGATCAGCGCCTTGATTTCCTTCGTAGGCTGCACCGCCATGGTGCGGTACTGCTGGTAGAGCGGATCAGCACCCGTGGCGCGGGCCTGCTCCACCGCCTTGGTCAAGTCGGCGATCGGCACCTGCGGGACGGTGTTGCGGTCCAACGACTGCTCAATGCGCTGTGCCTGCCCTGCAGCGCGTTGCCGATAGGCTTCGCGCACCACCTGCTTGTGAGCGCCAGGGATGTCAGCAAGCCCACCAGCAAGGTCCGTCGAGGCTTGGTTGACGTCCGCCAGCATGCCTGCTGGGCCGAACTTCTTCTGCGCTTCGGCAATGGAGGCAGGAGTCTCGCCCTCCACAGCATTGACCAGCATATTCCGGCCAGTCGAATTGACGCCAGCAAGCGGTCCAGAGGTCCGCGGCATCCACTCCAATAGCGCGTTGCCGGCCTTAGAGATGCCCTCCCCGAGCATAGGACCAGCTGCACCCCCAGCCATAGCAAGAGGAACCGGGCCAAAAAATCCCTGATCCAGAGGGTTGTTGCCCTTGATGAACTGGTTTGCAGCTTCGAGGACCCCCATGCCGCCGGCGCCCTGATAGACCCGGGCACCGAGAGAATTGCCTTTCAGACCCAGCATGCGGGCCCCGAGCGCGGTGCGGCCCATCGGGCCGAGAAGCATAGTGGCGCCGGCAACATCGGCGACTGGTGCAGCGATGGGGTGCTCCTCGCCATAAAGGCGGTTTGCCTCATCCTGCATGGCTAGATTTTCGGTGTAGCGGTCGCCAAAGGTCTTCTTGCGCGCCTCTTCGCTCACCAGCGGCTGGATCGCGGCGCCGGCCGCTGCCGTGGCCTTGTCGAACAGCGGGCCCAGAATTGGCACACTGCTCGCCATCCGGTTGTTGAAGCCGGACATATTGACGACATCCCCGCGCGGCTGGGCGCGCTCGACGGGCTTGGCCTTGGGCTTCTCGATGACAGCCGTGTCGGCTTTGCGGTCGTACTTGCCGAAGATCGCCTCGTCGTCGGGCGCCGCCGTCACAGGAGCGGCCGGTTTGGCGTCCCGCGAGTAACGGTCGAAGATGTCGTCACTCACGGTGCACATCTCCAAGCAGATGCCACTTCTCTGCGATCCGCATGCCTTCCTTCACCTTCTCACGCTCGGCGGCCGGCAGCTTGCGCACCGTCTCCTGGCCCTTCTTGTCCATAATGTCGTAGACAAAGGCGCGCGGATCCTGCTTGGTCGCCCAATTCAGCATGAACTTGTTGAAGGTTCCGGGCTGGGCCTTTCCGGCCTGCACCAGATCGTTGAACTCAAGCGCCGCGGCCTGCTGCATGCGCTCGATGCCCAGCGCGACCTTGGCGAGCTCGGTGGCAGAGAGCTTGTCCATGTGCACGTTCGGGTTCGACGTCACGGCGGTGGCAAGGCCATCGTTGGTCTTGGGCCCGAGGGTCGCAGCCGCTTGGGAGGCGTACTGCGTGAAATACTTCTTGAGTTCGTTGTAGTCCTTGATCTTCTCGGGATCGATGCCGGCGAGCTTGCCAGCTCCGAGCGTCACCGCGGTCGACTTAATATCATTCCAACGCTCCGAGGTCGGACCAATGTCCGTATCCTTCATCTTCTCGAGCAGAGGGATGGCCTGGCGCAGCGGGTTGATGCGCTGGGCATACTTACCGGCAGCCCCCATCGCATCGTTGTAGGCCGTGGCAGCGCCCTGCAACGCTGTCTCCTCGCCGGGCGCCAATTTCGTGACCGGCCGCGCCGCGCTGAACCTCTCATTGAATGTCGGAGCCGGATAGACACCGGACTTCACACCCTCATCGTCTCCAACCACCTTGGCACTGGATGGCACTTTGCCGCGGCTAGGAGCGCCATTGGTCGCGGGCACGACGCCCGGGGCGGCAGGAGCCGCTGCGGCTTTCGGCGCGCTGGCGGGCCCAGCTGCGGGCGCAGAGGGCAACTGAATGGGCGTGTTGCCGTAGACGCCCATGGTGGTCTCGCGGCCATAGTTCGGGCTGTTCGGGTCAGAGTCGACCGTGGGCTGTGTCGGCTGCAGCGTGTTCGGGATGTAACCGATCTCCTTGGGCGGGGCACCGCCATAGGCTGGCTGCTGAACCAGTTTGGTGCCGCCACCGGTCCCGACTCCCTCCACCGTACCGAGATAGGCCTTGCCCCTCTCCCATGCCGACAGCGTCTGAGCGTGCACGCCCTGGATGGCCTGGCGCTGTGCCTGCGGGTCGGTCGGAAACTGCTGCATGAACTGGACGGCATGCTGGGCGCTCATGGCGTCGCCCTTGGTGAGGCGTCCGAGCGTGTCCCACAGCTTCTTGGTGACGTCGGTTTTGCCGAGTTCGGGATCGCTGAGGATGCCGGCCGCGGCATTGTTGATCATGCCGAAGCGCTCGGTGGCCAGCTTGATGTTGTTGGCCTGGACCGATTGCTCGTTCTGGACGTTGGACAGCAGTTTGTTGCGATAGTCGGCAACCTCGCCCGCCACCTTCAGCGGGCTGTCCGAGACCGCGTCCTTGTAGAAGTCCGTCTTGATCTCAGCCATCTACGCCTCAGTAAATCGGATTGCCGCTGTTGTAGTTCGAGACGGCCTTCGTGGCGCCGTACATGCCGTAGTTGCCGAACGGGTTGTTGCTCGGCGCGCTGGCATAGGACCCAGCCACGGAGTTGAAGATGTTGCCGACGTTCTTGCCGGTGGCGATGTCAGCCGCAGCCTGTGCGTTGCCGGCGCCGGTGATGTTGCCGGAGAGTGTGTTGCCGACTTGCTGGCTATTGCCGAGGACGGCATTGCCAGCGCTGGTCGAGTTTGCGCCGTACTGGCCAGCGGCGCTGGTGCCGAGCTGTGCGGTCCCGAGCAGGAAGTTGAAGGCGTTCTGCTTGTTGGTGTTCGCGTTATTGAACTGGTTCTGATAGGTCGAGTCCGCCAGCCCTGTGGCGTAGCGCGCTGCAGCCTTGGCCTGAGCTCCGGAAAGGCCAGATCCAACGCCTGACAGGTTCACACCACGGATGCCTTGATCGAGGTTGAACTGATAGCCCGGGGTCGCCTCCAGCGTCTTCTGGTCCATCGTGATCGGCGCGGTGAGGCCGGGTATTGCGGCTTCCAGCGCGGCATAGTCGTTTACGCCCTTGGTGGCGATATCAGACAGCGGCTTGTTGCCAGCGTCGAAATACTGCTTCTGGGTGTCCAAGCCCTTCTGCTGCTGCGCCAGAGCGGCGGCGTTGGCCTGCTGCGCCGCTTCCTTCTGCGCTTCGGCAGCGGACTGCGCGCCAAAGATATTGGACACGGAGCTGGCAACACCGGCCGCCGCCAACACCCCAGAGATCGGATCAGGCATCGAAGGACTCCAGGCTTTCGCCGTAGAAGCGATAAATCTCGGGGCCGATCTGCGCGGCCCAGTCCAGCCCGCCGCACAACACGGCGCAGGCATGGAAAAGTTGATAGAGCGAGGCGCGGAGCATGAAGGCCTTCTCCCGGTCTCCGCGGATCGGGTGCGTCTCCATGCCGTTGGCCGCGCTCCACTGTCCCCACACCATCACCATGATCGGATGCAGGAAGCCGAAATTGGCGCGGTAGAACTCGTTGGCCGGCACTTCCAGGACCATCTTGCGGAAGATGCGATCAGCCTCGGCGCTCGATACCGGCTTGTCCGCGTCGACCAGGTCATCCCAGACATGCGCGATCTCGGCCATGTCGGCGCAGAAGCGGGCCGCCGCCGCATTGCCCTGAAACCATCGTGCAAAGGCGCCGGTGAAGGCGATCTGGTCCTCTTCCGTCACGCCCTACCCCATTTCAGGTAATTGCGCCCGTAGACCACCCACAGCGCAAGGTTCATCGGCATCATGCCCCAGCTCTGCGCCGCCACGATCCACACCAGCCAGAGCAACTGGTTCAACAGGCCCACCGACCACGCCGACCGGCTCTTGTTTCCAGCCAAAAGAGTCATCCAGATTGTGATGGCCGACAGCAGCCACGGCAGGTAATCGACAACGGCCTCCCTCATGCCCGCGCGCTCGGCACGAAGGTCAGTGTCGGCGCCACCGTGTAGGTGATCGTCACCTGGTCACCAGCCGCCATCGGGATGAAGTGACCCGTCTGGCAGGTGATCGATGTGCCGGACCTGGTCAGCACGACCGATGAAACCGTACCGCCGGTGATGAATAGATGGCCGATGGTCGTGGCCGTGAACGTCAGCGGCGAGGCGCCCACGGTCGGGGACGTCATCGGGCTCTCGGCCGTGAGTTGCGCAAGGCGCGTCAAGAACTGATACCAGACCGAGGCCAACTTCCCCGACTTCGGGTCGGTGGCCGGCAAGATCGGGCTAGGAACGCCAAAAGTAGGGGTCGTCACGTCTCGGCCTGCTCAGGCTCTGGCCACAGGAAGGCGCCGTTCAGCGCGGTCTTGCACGGCGCCGCCCATTCGAGCTCGAAAACACCGTCACGCGCGATGCCGCAGCTGTCCCACTTCAGGATCTGCCCGTATTCTCCGGTCGACCCCAGGAGGCGCTGGCGCTTCTCGCCGAACGTCTTGCCGCGGGTGTTGGAGAACCGCATCGTGACAGCCGGCGTCGCCTGATGCATGAACGGACCGAAAGCGGCACTGAACCCAGACTGCCACGGTGAAGTGGTGGCGGAGTCGATATCATCGATCAGCATGTTCGGCACCTCACCCACATCCATGTCGGCCATGAATCCGGGATATGAGACCTCGTTGCCGTTGGCGCCGAGATGCGGGAAGCCGCGGATGCAGACGATCGGGAACGTGTTGTCGGTGTAGGTGTCGGGGTCCAGCGCGTAGAGATCGCCGGTCCTCCAGTCGATCATCACGTTCGTGTTGTACATATAAGCCGATAGGAAACCGTTCAGCCTATGATGGTTGCCGTTGATGTCGATCGATGAATACTGATTCCACTCATTGCCGGACCCCATCAGGCTTAGATCATAGACCCAGGTCTTGTCGGCGGAAGGGAAATCGATCTGGTAGAACGTATGGCCGAGGATTTGGTAGCAGTAGCCGACCGCATCCGACCACTTCGCGTATTTCTGGATTTCATTGTCGAGGGCGAAGGTTGAAATCTTCTCCACCGAATAGTCGGCCGCTCCACGCGCAATCCAGGGCTTGCCGTCCTTGTCCTGAGTGAGCCAGAACAGGAACTTGTCGGTTTGCCCGATCGAGTAGGTGGCGGCGACTCCATGCTCGATGATGACGTTCGGCAGTTGCTGCCATGGGAAATCAACATTTCCCGAATAGTACCAGACCTCGCCCTTCTTCGTGCCAAGCAGCCAGAGCTGGTCGTTAAGTGCCGCAGCGGCCACCAGCGGGTCAGCGCTCGAGGTCTTCCTGCCGAAGTCCAGCGCGTCCCAGGTTACCGCGTTAGAGCCTGAGATGTAGAACTGATTCGTCCCCGGCCGGTTGAGCGCGAAGAACGTCCGGATGTAGTTGACCCAGCTGCCACCGTAGAAGGCCATATCCGAGATGGAGCTAAAAGCCTTCGACTGAATGTCGATTGTGTAGCCAGCAGTGGTGCCATCGACCATGAGTACGGTGGTGCCGTTGTCCGACATGGACACGATGGATGTGCCGGCCGCGATCGTGCCAAGCGCGGTCAGGTCGAAGCTGGAGTCGATGTAATAGACGATGTTGCCGATGACGGCGTAGCCGTTGCCTTGCGAGTCGCAATAAACATTGCGCCCGATGCCGAACGATGGCGCCCGCGCGAGCAGTCGCAGGCCAGGGCGCGGGTACAGCGTGAACGGGACAGGCGGGTCGGTCTCTGGCGGGTTGGCTTCGCAGTAGAGGTTGACGCTGCGCTGGGCGTTCGCGATCAACGAGCGCGCCTGGTAGGCGCCGGAGCTGAGGGGTACGCGGCTCACGGCACGTTGGTCGTTGTGTCGGAGTACGGGTTATAAACGCCCTGAGAGCCGCCTAGGCCTGCAGGGAGCGAGAGGGACGGCACCTGGACCGCAGAGGAGCGGATGGTTTTGATGCCATCAGCGGCCTTCGCATCGATGTCTGGGGCCTTCGGCAGGCGCCACTCAGCGCGGCACTCGCTCGCCAGATTCCAGCGCATCGCGTAGGTGTAATGCGGCGGCAGGACGATGTTGGTCGCCGGCGTCACCAGCACTGGCAGAAGGGTACGGGTGCCGAAATGAAGCTCGTAGCGGGTCGCGTCGTTCGGGATCGGTATGGGATAGATGTTCCCGAGCGGGTAAGCCGAGTCGTAGAAGAACGCCATCGGCTGGGTGCGCAGCGTCTTCAGCGCAACTGTGCTGTAGTCTTCATAGGAGTAGATTTGCTGCAGCGGGATATCCACCGGCAGGTTGCCACCTCCGCCGCCGTTAAGCAGGCGGACATATCCCCACTCGATCCGGTCGGGCCGGGAGGCGACGTTGATATCGCCCCCGGACCCGATCGTGTAGGACTGCGCGCCCGTCACCGTGATGGTGTGGTCGATCTCGGCATAGTTGAGCCAGCGCTTGTGTGACCACAGCGCCAGCATGTCGTTGAGAAGCACCAGGGCACGGCTGATCTGATCGGCTGAAGGCGGGTTGCCGACGCCGAGGACGCCGCCGCGGATCAGCGCCGACGTGCAGATATCCGTGCCAGTGGGCATCAGGCCGCCGCCTTCCGGCCACCGTGGCGCGGCTTGTCGGTGAGCGCGTTGACGGGCTCGGCCTCCTCGATGGCCGCATGGACCACCTTGGCCTTGAACCACTGCTCATCGCGGGGGTTCTGCGCAACAACCTCGTTGCCGTGCCTGTCCTTGCCGAGCACCTTCGGATAGACGGCGAGCTCCTTCAGTTCCTCGAACTGCGCCCTGTCCTTGGCGATCAGGGCTTCACAATCGGCGTCAAGGCCAACGTATTTCGGCCACTCGCGCCTTTCGTACTCGGGATAT